GGTGCTTTGCCAACTGGTGTAATAAGTATATCTATAAAATTAAAATATAGAATATTTGATGCAACTACATTTTAAGTAAAAATGGTGTAAAACCAGTGATAATAGAGATATACCCGGCTCGGGAAGAGCGATAACCAAATGTTAAATTAAAAACCAAAACCAATGACATTTTATTACCAGACTAGTTCGTGGAGTAGTCAACCACAAATAACGGAGGAAACCAAACAAATTTGGGAACATATAGTTCAAAAGAAAAACTGGAGAATTGTGCAATTACCAAATGGATTTTACCAAACAGAATACCTTGATCCTAAAGAAGAAGATTGTTGGATCGATGTAACGAGACGCGAAACAATGGAAGGTGCTGAATCAGCAATAGATGCTTCTATTAACCATTATGAGAAAAAATTAGCTCATATTCGTGGACCACAAGTCGTTAAGACTTTTAAATAAAATAAATCAAATTAAATTAAATTAAATTATGTCAGACTTAATAGTCAAGAACCTTAACTTTGGTGACGAAGCTAGGGAACAAGTATTTAAAGGTATAACAAAACTCACAACTGCTGTTAGCTCCACACTTGGAGCTAGCGGTAAATGTGTAATGTTAGAAGATCATACTGGAAGACCAGTAATTACAAAAGATGGTGTAACAGTTGCCGACTCAGTTATTTTAAGAGATCCTGTCGAAAACATGGGCGCTACTTTATTAAAAGAAGCTGCTCGTAAAACAGTTAGAGAAGCTGGCGACGGCACAACAACGGCTACGGTTATTGCTTATGCTATATTAAAAGAAGCATATAAAGTAAGTAATAAAACAAATTCAAGAGAACTAAAAGAAGGAATTAATTTAGCTGTAAAAAAAGTAATAGATTACTTGCAGTCAGTATCTGTAAAAGTTACAGGTGAAATGATAGATAATGTAGCAACAATATCTACTAACAATGATGAAAACTTAGGAAAGTTAATAGCAGATGCTTTTCGAGCTGTAGATAATACAGGTGTTGTTATAATGGAACCATCACCAATAGGTGAAACAGCTATTGAAATAGTTGATGGAGTGCAATATGATAAAGGATTAAAAAACTCTCATTTTGTAACAAATAAAGAAACAAAATCTGCTGAACTAGAAAATCCACTAGTGCTATTGGTTGAATCACCTATTGATACAATAAGGCAGATTCAAACAGTGCTAGAGTATGTAATAAAAAACAATAAACCTTTGCTTATTATAGGCGATTTAGAACAAGGTGTTTTATCTGCTCTGGCTATGAATAAAATGAAAGGCAATATTAAAGTAAATGTTATTGACGCTCCTACTTATGGAGTTAATAGAAAGCAAATGTTTGATGATCTTTCTATGCTTACAAACGCTACTATTATAAATGAAGATTTAGGAGACGATATGGATCTTATTAAAATAGAGCATTTAGGTAAGTGCGTTAAAAGTATTACAACTCATAGTGAAACAATTATACAGGTTAAAGAAACCTCAGAGCAAGTTAAAAATATAATAAAAGATATTAAATCTAAATTGTTAGAAAAAAATACTACATCTGATGTTATAAAATTAGAAAAAAGACTAGCAATGTTAGCCGCTAAAGTCGCTATTGTTAAAATTGGCGCCAATTCTGATATTGAATTAAAAGAAAAAACAGATAGAGTTGAAGACGCTATTTGTGCTACTAAAGCTGCAATAAAAGAAGGTATAGTTTCTGGTGGTGGAATAGCTCTCTTGAATGCTTCGGATAAAATAAAATCTAAATCTATTGGTGAAGAAGTTTTATTAAAGGCAATAAAATCTCCATTTGAAACAATATTAAGCAATGCTGGTATTGAAAATTATGAAGCACCTACGGCAAAAGGAAGAGGGTTAAACGTGGTTACAGGAAATATGGTAAATATGATTAAGTCAGGTATTATAGATCCACTACTAGTAACAAAAAGTGCACTTCAAAACGCAGCTTCGGTAGCTACTACTATATTATCAACAGATTGTGTAATAAATAATTTGAGAATAGATGAAGGCAGTAGGTAGAAATTTAATTATACAGAAAACAAAAAAAGGAACTACTAAAACAAAAGGTGGTTTACTTTTAGCAGAGAACCAAAGAGAGGACATTAGATACGTAGAGGCAACAGTTATTTCTGTAGGTACTGATGTTTCAGGTGTTAAGCAGGGAGATGTTATATTTTACGATAGACATGCTGGTCATAAAATAGAGATAGATAAACAGTCTTATAACGTTATAAAAGCTCAAGACGTAGTTATAGTGACATGAGAAGTTTAAGTGTTAGTGACATTAAAGAGTTAAACTTACTTAAGCATTATAGAATAATTAGAAAATGGGCATGTAAGAATAATGATTTAAATGATGCTGATTTAGAATTATTAATTTATTTAGATTCTATAGGTGTTTTTAATATAAAAGATTTTAAAATGGGTACGTACTCTTATAGCTGGGAAACCAGGAGATGGAGTAGACTTGTTGATAGCGGTTGGGTTGTTATATGGAGAAAAAGAAACAGAACAACTCAAAAACATAATATGTATCAAGTTTCATTTAAGTGCAAACAACTTATACATAGAATATATAGAATAATGCTAGGTGAAGAAGATTTACCTATAAGCAAAAGAAGAAATAAATTAATAAACGGCAAAAGTTACACTGATAAAGTTTTAACAAAAGCCATATATAACGTAAACAAAGATAAAAATAGATAAAATGGCTTACAAAGACTCACCAAACAAACAATTAACTGCTGGTATTGGAGCTATAGCTTCAGCGATAAATCCAATAACTGGAATGCCTGCCTCCGCAAACATGGGTAATATGCCGCCTCAACCATCTAACACAATGGGTAACGCTAATCCTGTTTTTAATAATCCAGCTATGGCTGCTGCTCAAGGAGTTTTTGGAAGTACGCAAATGAGACAAAACTCAGTTACACCTTTTCAGCAAAAACCAGGACAAATAAAAACAGTAGTTGGAGATCTTATAGATGAAACTATACACGAGAACAATACTTATAAGTCTAATAACTTAAAAGATAAAATCTCAGGAATGAAATATAACGTTGAAAATCTTAGTGAAGTACAAGAAGATGGCAAAGGTCAATTCATGACAACTCTAGATCAAGACGAATTTTACGGTGGTCCAAGACCTACAAGTTCTACTGTTACAAATTACGATCAAGGTAGCAATGCAAAAAGAGATACGTTAAGACCTTTTGCTGGAAGATATTTTTACAAAAACTAAAGATAAAAAATAAAAAATAAATATTATGCATAAAACAGATCCAAATTACAATGCAACAATGGCATCTAAAAACGCTCACGGCGTTGTAGGTGAAAGTGCAATATGGGACGGACCATTAGATCAGCAAGGTAGAATACACGGTGTTGGTTCAAGTTCAGGAATAACAGGCATGCAGTTGTTAAAAGCAAAAACCTATTATAAAGGTATGCCTATAACAGAGTGCGCTAAAGGAAAAGGAGGTTACTAATGTTTAGTCCACTATTTAAAGATTTCCCTGAAATAAAGGAAAAGAACAAAGGAAAGTTTACGGCTTGGGCTAAGAAAAACGGGTTTAAAGACGCGTGCTCTGCCGCTAGTGCTGTAATGAAAAGTAAAGGTAAATATAGCGACGAAGTTGTTAAAATGGCTAACTACGCAAACAACTTTGGTTGTAAAAGAAAATAATATGAAAAGTAATTCACCATTCTATCAAGATAAATGTGCCGCTGCTTGGGCAAAGAAAAAAGAAAGCTATATGTCAAGAAAGTCTAAAACTAGCTTAGACACTTCTAAAAAGAACAAAGCTGGAGGTTATGATAAAAAAGAAATTCCAATAAGCTCAGAGGAAAACCTAGCTGAATACAATAGAGAAAAAGGAGAATTTGAGTGTGTTAATGGAAAGATTGTTCTTAAGAAAACTGGTGACGATCAATAAAAAATAAATATTATGAGTAGTAATTTTACAAGTCCATTTATGGCAAGAAGTCCTTTAAATCAGAAAACAAGAGAGCAAAAACTAAGACAGAAAATAAAAAACACTAGAAAAAAAGCTTTTATTAAATCTAATTCATCTTCTGAGGATTATGAAGAAAGTAGAAGTGAAAAAAGAGCTGAGAAAAAACTTTCTAGACAAGAAAAAAGACTAGATAGAATTGTAAAAAGAAATACAAATAAAGCTAGTGCTTTAGATCAAAAAGAATTTGGACAAAAAGAACCTTCTATTGTAGAGACAGACGCTAGCAAAGAAGAAAGAGAATTATCTCAAAAAACAAAAGACTCTTTACAGCAAAAAGCATGTAAAAGAGACAAACCTTTTTATAGTAAAAAACACGGAAAATACGTTGAATGCGAAGACGGCGTATTAACAAACACACCAACTAATACATCAACATACGAAAAAATATAATTATGAGTTCACCATTTGCAGATAAATTTTTAGGAAAATCACCTATGAGCCCAACTTCTAAAGCATTAGTTGGAGGTCAAAATAGATTATCACCAGAGTTACAAGCGGCTATAAAAGCTTCTCCAGCAGACATGCATCACGGTTCACCAGCCGAAAAGCACGACCCTAAAGCTATTGCAACATTAGAAGATAAATTAGCTAGAGTAAAAAAAGGAGAAGAAGGAGCTGAAGGTCAAGGAGGAGTAGATTACGAGTTGCAAGTAGAAGTAGAAAAGCAAATCAAAGAGGCCAAAGGAGATCATAAGATGAAAAAAAAACTGAAAGCGTAGCTAACTATGGTAGTCCATTAGATGCTAGTTATAGCAATCCTAATGATTATCATTATGTTTCTAACGCTGCAGATTTTCAAAGGTTACAAGATAATATAGTAGCTGGAACTAAGGCAGCTATGACTCCTGAAAACATAGGTAATTACCAAGAAAAAAGAGCTGCTAGAAGAACTGAGAGATCTAAGAAAATGGCAAGCAAAGGTAAAGATACTACCAAGTTTGACGCAAAAACAGCCTTCATTGTGGAAAAAGCAAAAAAAAATAAATCAAACACTAATAGCAAGAAACAGCAAGATATGGCAGATTGTATTGCGGCTGGTGGTACTTATAAAAACGGTGTTTGCAGTTAAATAAATAAAAAAATGGGATATTCAAAAGGACATTACGGTCAATATACTGGCAACGCTAGATGTTGCTCAGACACAAAAGTAACTAGTAGTAACTACAAAGCATCTGAAAGAGATGATGCTGCACATATAGATTATTTAAAACGAGATGTATTGTATGATAATCATCACGGGCATAGTGATGAAAACATGACTGCTGATGAAAAACATATATCTAAATTAGCTGGTGATATGAAATACGATAAAGAACATCATGGATCTGCAGCTAAAATGCATAATGAATTTACAAGAAAAAATAACATAAATCACAAATAATTAATCATGGAATCAAACAAACAAGAAAAGTACAACTTAATGCATGATAATCCAGTAGCATCTCATGCTTCTTGGATGTCAAAACATGCGCAATCGTCTAGAATGTCACCTTTAAATCAAGATAAACCAGATCCAAGTAGTTTAATTAACGAAAAAGGTCAAAGTCAAGATGATGTAATGAACGAGAGAAACAATAAACTAACAACTTTTAGAAATAAAATTAAAGATTTAAAGTTTAACACTCAAGAACAAGTAGACAAAGCTAATAGTATTGATGCGGCAAATGTTAGCGCGTACAATAAATCACTTGACTCTATAAAAGGCGTAAACAATGCTTACAATCTTAAAGTTAATGCTTACAATGAAAGTCTTAAAAATAAAAACGCTAGTATTGATGAAATACTTAATGAAGGATAAAACAGAGAGGACTGTACAAACCTCAACCAAACACTAACATTAACACTAAACACTAAACAAAATGGCAAAATTTATCAAAATCCCTTTATCAGGAGTTACAGGGCAACCAGAAATTCTAGTAGATTCTTCATCTATTGTATCAGTAATTGCAGGAGATGTAGCAGGACCAGGAGCTAATCCAACTCTAAAAACTAGAATATTAACTAAGAGCGGAGTTACAGGATATCAAACTCTTGAATTAACTCACACAGCTGCATTAGCACCTGCTTCAATTGTAGGAGTAATTAACGCTGCTATTAAAGCTAATCCAGGTGGAATTATCTCCACTGTTGGACAACCAGTTAATACTGCTCAAAACCCAGATCCAAATGCTGGTGGACAAGGACGTCAACCAATTGTTGCTGACGCAGTTTATGTAATTTACACAGCAGCTGACTGGAGCTAATTATGAGATCAACAGGTTTAGGAGACGATATAGAAAAGTTTACTAAAGCTACTGGTATTAAAAAAGTAGTAGACACAATGAGCAAGGGGTTAAATATCCCTTGCGGTTGTGCTGCTAGAAAAGGAGCATTAAATAAAATGTTTCCATATAAAAAATAACTATGGCTTTTAAACTCAATAATCCTCCTTATAAAATTGATAATACTCCGGTTTACAATGTAGACATGGAAGATGGTGTAATGGGTAAAGCAAATAACAATGGAACTATAATCTTAAACAAAGATTTAGATCCATCAGAATGCGCAGAAGTTATTGCGCATGAAAAAGTACATTTAGATCAAATGAAACGTGGTGATTTAGATTATGACGATGATTTTGTGTACTGGAAAGGAAAGAAATATTCAAGAGCTGAAATGGAAGAAGGTGCTAAAAACCTACCATGGGAAGCTGAAGCATATAAAAACGCATAATGAATTTTTCAGAAAGAGGTTATCTAAGTGATAGTCCAGATGTAGACAAACATCAAAATATAATACAAGGAAATAAAATAACAATGAAAGGTGTTAATTTTAAAGTACTAGGAACTGATGATAGAGGATATACTAAAGTAATGTATCCTGGATATGATTATACATTTCCAGGTGCTAAATACGTGATAGAAACAAAAATAAAATGAAAAAGATTTGGCAATGGTTAAGCGGTAACGTCATTAAAGATGTTGGTGAAGTTATTGACAAGCTAACAACTACGGAAGAGGAAAAACTTCAAATAAAAAAAGACATACAAGTTATAGTTGAAAAAGCAGCTGCTACAGCTGAAGATCAAATAACAAAACGCTGGGAATCTGATATGACATCAGACTCTTGGCTTAGTAAAAACACGCGTCCTATGGCGCTTATATTTCTATCTTTTATGGCTATAGCTTTTATATGGGTTGATAGTCATCACGAAATATCTTTTACAGTAGAACAAGAATGGATAGAATTATTAAAACAACTATTAACAACAGTATACGTGGCTTATTTTGGATCACGTGGTTTTGAAAAATATAAATCAATAAGTAATAAATAAAAAAATGAGTAAATTTGGAATAGATAGTGGTATTGCAGGTAAATCAATGCGTGCCGTAGGTAAAGTAGGAACTCCAGACGGTTTACCAGGTTGGGTTTTTGAAAACCAAACAGGTGTATTAGGTAAACTTTTAAATAGCTCTGTAGTTTGGTACGACGTAGCTACAGGATCTAAAGAAATATCTGTAATACCAGGTGGAATCACTTTAGGTAATGCTAAAGAATTTAGATGGGGATCAGCGGTTCCAAACACCAATGTTGGTAGTAATTATACTCAGGATTTTACAACTACAGATCCTCTTCCTTGTTCAAACAATATGGCTCAAGGGTTAACTTTAAAAATAACAAACCTAGACGGAAGTGGTGGTATTACTGGAGTAGAAGTTGTAAACGGTGGTTCTGGTTATAATGTAGGGGATTTAGTTACTGTTGTAGAAGCTGGTAGACCAGCTGGCTCTGTAGATGCTGTATTAAAAGTGCATAAAGTAGGAAGAGGAATACCAAATGCTGATCAAGCTACTATATTTCATGTTCAAGGATGTGGTATACTTCCTATAGCTGTAGATTATATCACAGAATTAGAAGCAGGACTTCCAGAATCTGATATAGTAATATTAAAGTAAAAATCTAATATATAGGTGACTATATAAATATATAATAACAATTAAATTAAATTAAATTATGGCAAAAGCTAAAAAAATCAAAGAAGAGCAGTTAAAGTTAGTTAACACTCAACAAACTCAATTGAATGAATTACTAAGATCGATTGGTGTTCTTGAAGTGCAAAAAATGAACGCGCACACTAGAATTGACAAACTTAGTTCTGAAATTGAAACTACCAAAAAAGAACTAGAAGATGAATACGGTTCAGTTAATATTGATCTTAAAGATGGATCTTATACTGATATAGAAAAAGAAGATGCCGAGTAATATTAGAAAAATTAGTATTGGATCTGACTACAAAAATGATGCCATGCATTATTCAGTAGGTCAACAGGTTTATGGTGGTCATGAAATATCTCATATACTCTTTGAAGATTCAGATAATTCTTATAATATACATATAAAGAAAAGCAACGAAGTATTGCCGTGGAAGAAATTTAACTCTAACATGGCAATATCAGTTGAGTATGATTTAGAGTATTAATGAAAAGTTTATATGATTTTATTGTAGAACCTTTAGGTGAAAAATATAATAATACAGTAAAAATTGACAACAAAGAGTTGGTAGTTAATACTAAAATAGAAAACTGGAAGTTTGTAAATAGATTAGCTAAAGTTATAGAAACACCAGTTGCTTTCGCAACACCTATTGAAAAAGGTGATATAATTATTATACATCAAAATGTTTTTAGAACTTTTTACGATATGAAAGGTAAAAAGAAAAAAAGCAGATCATGGTTTAAAGATAATTTATATTTTTGTTCTATTGATCAAATTTATTTATATAAAAACAAAACTGGTTATCATTCATTTAACGATAGATGTTTTATACAACCTATTAAAGATAATCAAGATCTAACACTAGATAAAGAGCGCAGTCTTGTTGGTATATTAAAATATGGCAATAGCTTCTTAAACAACCTAAAAATAACTCCTGGTGACCTAGTTGGCTATACGCCTAATGGTGAGTGGGAGTTTTTAGTTAACAATGAAAGACTTTATTGTATGAAATCTAATGATATTGTAATTAAGTATGAAAACCAAGGAAACGAAGAAAAGTATAATCCTAGCTGGGCAAGTAGCAGTTGAAGAATTAATAAAGGTAGCTAAAGAACCTATTGTAGATTCAGACGATGATATATCTGCTGATCGTTTAAAAAACGCAGCAGCAACAAAAAAATTAGCAATATTTGATGCGTTTGAAATATTAAATAGAATACAAGAAGAGCAAGATATGTTAGATGAAAAACCTAAAGAAATAAAGCAAAGTAATTTTAAAGGCTTTGCAGAAGGTAGATCTAAAAAATAATGTATCAACAAACTCTATATAAGATATTACCCGACCACATAAAACCTAAAGTTCTTAAACGAATGAATAGGTACAACAAGTGGGAATACGGTTACAACGAAGATCACGACATGGTCGTAATAAGTAAAACCGGTAAAATTGGAGAGGTTTATGAAATACAAAACCTAAAAATAGCTTTGCCTGAAAAAAAAGATATTCATACATTTGATAACAACAAATGGAATAAAACTGAATATCCTAAGGTTCTAAGTAAGATAAAAACAACGTTCGACTGGAAGCAATATCCACAAGATTTTAAAGAAAAATGGTATGATTACATTGATAAAGAGTTTACCCGTAGGGAGGAAGGTTTTTGGTTTTATAACAAAAGCGTTGCTACTTACCTTACTGGTACTCATTACATGTACTTGCAGTGGAGCAAAATTGACGTTGGGGCACCAGACTTTCGGGAATCAAATAGATTATTCTTCATTTTCTGGGAAGCTTGTAAGGCCGATATACGATCCTACGGACTGTGCTACCTTAAGAATCGTCGATCAGGCTTTTCCTTTATGGCATCAGGAGAGGTGGTCAACTTGGCTACAATATCCTCCGACTCTAGATATGGAGTATTATCTAAGACTGGACCTGATGCGAAGAAGATGTTTACAGACAAGGTGGTACCGATATCCGTTAATTACCCATTCTTTTTCAAGCCGACCCAGGACGGTATGGACAGGCCCAAGACCGAGCTTGCCTATCGTGTCCCAGCCACAAAATACACCCGTCGTAAGCTTACCTCGTCCACCACGGAAGAAATTGCCCAAGAAGAATTACAAGGCTTGGACACCACAATCGACTGGAAGAATACAGGTGACAACTCCTACGATGGTGAGAAACTCAAACTCCTCGTCCACGATGAGAGCGGTAAATGGGAAAGGCCGAACAACATCCTCAACAACTGGCGTGTTACGAAAACCACCCTTAGATTAGGTAGTAGAATTATTGGTAAGTGTATGATGGGAAGTACATCTAATGCCTTAGATAAAGGCGGTAGAAACTTTAAAAAATTATATGATGACTCAGATGTTACTAAAAGAAACGCCAATGGACAGACTCGCAGCGGATTATATTCTCTGTTCATTCCTATGGAGTGGAATTACGAAGGATACATTGATTCTCATGGCGTACCTGTCTTCGACACACCAAAAAACCCTGTTGAAGGACCGCATGGTCAAAAAATAAAACTAGGTGTAATAGAGTACTGGAACAACGAGGTAGAAGGATTAAAAGATGATCAAGACGGTTTAAATGAATTTTATAGACAGTTTCCGCGCACAACTAAGCACGCATTTAGAGATGAATCAAAAGAGTCTTTATTTAATCTAACTAAAATATATCAACAGATAGATTTTAATGAAGATTCTAAAAACGAACTAGCTATAACGACAGGTAGTTTTCAATGGGAAGATGCCAAGAAAGATACTAGAGTTATATTTATGCCTAATAAAAATGGTAGGTTTAAAATAACTTGGGTTCCTCCATTAGAAATGCAAAATGTAAGATATATAAAAAATGGAATTAACTACCCTGGTAATGAATCAGTGGGTGCTTTTGGTTGTGATCCATACGATATATCTGGAACAGTAGATGGTAAAGGTTCTAATGGTTCTTTGCATGGATTAACTAAATTTAGTATGATGGACGTTCCACCTAATCATTTTTTCTTAGAATATATTGCTAGACCACAAACAGCTGAAATATTTTTTGAAGATGTATTAATGGCTTGTGTGTTTTACGGCATGCCAATATTAGTAGAAAACAACAAACCTAGATTACTATATCATTTTAAAAGAAGAGGATATAGAGGTTATGCAATGAATAGACCAGATAAAAAAAGAAATAAACTATCTGTTACTGAAAGAGAAATAGGTGGTATACCAAATTCGAGTGAGGATATAAAACAAGCTCACGCAGCTGCTATAGAAACATATATAGAACACTTTGTTGGACTAAGAGAAAACGGTTATGGAGATATGTATTTTCAAAAAACCTTAGAAGACTGGGCAACATTTAATATAAATAACAGAACTAAACATGATGCTTCTATTAGCACAGGTTTAGCTTTAATGGCTTGCAATAAGCATAGATATTTACCTCAAGCTAAAAGAGAATTAAAATCAGTAGACTTGGGTTTTAAAAAATACGATAACAAAGGAATTACATCAAAAATTATTTAAATGAATATATACACTAACACTAACAGCGCTTTTCCTAGCCAAGTTGTAAGCACTGCTGAAAAAGCAAGTTGGGAGTACGGATCTCAAGTTGCTCAAGCAATAGAACAAGAGTGGTTTGGTCGAGGCAGAACTAGTGGCAATAGATATTTAACTAATTGGAACAATTATCATCAGCTTCGTCAATATGCGCGAGGAGAACAAAGCATACAAAAATACAAAGATGAATTGTCTATTAATGGCGATTTGTCTTATCTTAATTTAGACTGGAAGCCAGTTCCTATTTTATCAAAATTTGTTGACATTGTAGTTAATGGTATTTCTTCTAAGAGTTATGATATAAAAGCATATTCTCAAGATCCAGAGTCTATAAGAAAAAGAACCGAATACGCTTCAAAGCTTCAAGAAGATATGGTTGCTAAAGAATATCTTGATAACTTAAAAAATACTTTAGGAATTGATCTTTATCAATCTCCTAATAAAAAAGTAATTCCAGAAACAGCTGAGCAATTAGAGCTTCACATGCAGTTGAGTTATAAACAATCGGTAGAGATAGCAGAAGAGGAAGCTATATCTTCTATATTAGCTCAAAATAAATATGACTTAGTAAGGCGTAGATTGAACATGGATTTAACCGTTTGTGGTATCGCTGCGGCTAAAACAAATTTTAATACAGCTAACGGAGTTACTGTAGATTACGTTGATCCTGCTTATATTGTTCATTCTTATACAGAGGATCCAAACTTTGAAGATATATACTATGTAGGTGAACTAAAGGCTATAACAATACCAGAGCTAAAAAAAGAGTTTCCAGATATTAGCGAAGATGAATTAAAAAGAATACAAGCTATGCCTGGCAACAAGTCTTATGTTACTGGTTGGGGTGATTACGATGAAAACACGGTTCAAGTTTTATATTTTGATTACAAAACTTACCATAACCAAGTTTTCAAAATAAAACAAACAGATCAAGGTTTAATGAAAGCTATTGAAAAAGACGATAGTTTTAATCCACCTGAAAATGATAACTTTGAAAGAGTATCAAGATCTATAGAGGTTTTATATAGCGGTGCTAAAGTTTTAGGAACAAATACTCTTTTAAAATGGGAGTTAGCTGAAAACATGTCTAGACCTTATGCAGATACTACAAAAGTAGAAATGAATTACGCTATATGTGCGCCTAGAATATACAAAGGTAAAATAGAATCTCTAGTTAGCAAATGTGTAGGTTTTGCTGATATAATACAATTGACTCATTTAAAACTTCAGCAAGTTTTATCTCGTATGGTACCAGACGGTGTATATTTAGACATGGACGGACTCGCGGAAGTCGACTTAGGAAACGGTACAAATTATAATCCTGCAGAAGCACTTAACATGTATTTCCAAACTGGTTCTATTGTAGGTAGATCAATGACACAAGACGGTGAGTTTAATCACGGTAAAGTTCCTATACAAGAATTAAATAGTTCTAATGGTCAAGCTAAAATACAAAGTTTAATAACAACTTATCAGTACTATTTACAAATGATACGTGATGTAACGGGACTTAATGAAGCTAGAGATGGTAGTACGCCTGACAAACAAACACTTGTTGGTTTACAAAAAATAGCAGCTAACGCATCTAATGTGGCAACTAGACATATTAAACAGTCTAGCTTGTATTTAACTTTAAAAATAGCAGAAAATATTGCTTTAAAAGTTTCAGATGCTTTAGAGTTTCCATTGACAAGACAAGCTTTAGAAAATTCTATATCAACATATAACGTTCAAACTTTGCAAGAAGTTAATAATTTAAATCTTCATGACTTTGGTATATTTTTAGAATTAGAGCCAGATGAAGAAGAGCAAGCTAAATTAGAAGAAAATATACAAGTAGCTTTACAAAGTGGCGGTATAGATCTTGAAGACGCTATAGACTTGAGACAAATTAAAAATCTCAAGTTAGCAAATCAAATGCTTAAAATAAAACGTAAGCAAAAAATGTTACAAGACCAACAGTCTCAGCAAGCTAATATACAAGCTCAAGCAAATGCTCAAGCTGAAACTGCTGAGAAAACAGCTATGGCTGAAGTTCAAAAACAAGAAGCTATATCAGGTGCTAATGTTCAATACGAACAAGCTAAAAGTCAAATGGAAATTGAACGCATGCAAATTGCCGCTCAAATAGAGCAACAAAGACTACAGCAACAGTTTCAGTATGATATGCAACTAAAGCAAATGGACGTAAAAAGCATGGAAGCAAAGGAAGATAGAATAGAAAACAGAAAAGATAAAAGAACAAAAATTCAAGCAACTCAACAGAGCGAAATGATTGCTCAAAGAAAAAACGATACAGGACCTATTGATTTTGAAACAGAAAACAGCCTGCAACCGTTTCCTACAGTTATATAAACTGTATTATTAATTATTTAATTATATTATATTATGTCAGAAGAAGTAAAAACAAATGAACCTGTTAAACAGGAGGGTGAATTTAAATTAAAAAAGAAAACAACACCTAAAAAACTAGTAGAAACAAAAGATAACATTACAAAAGTAAATGTTAATTCAAAAGAACCTTTAATAGAAGTACCAGATAACATTACTAAGGTTGAAATAAAAAAAGAAGAAGATGCCATTCAAATCGGAGAAACAAAAGAAGTATCTGGAGATACATCACCCGGAGATAGCGTTAAGATGGAAGAACCTGTACAAGAGTCCAACGAGACTACTGAAGGGTTTTCTGCAATCAAAGAAGTAACTGAAGAAGAAGTTAAGAAAGTAGAAGCAGAAGTAAAAGAAGCTATAAGAGATGAAAAAGTTTTAGGTAAACAACTACCAGAAAACATTGAAAAGTTAGTTTCATTTATGGAAGAAACTGGTGGAAGCATAGAGGATTACACTAGACTTAACACTGATTACTCTAAAGTTGATGATAAAACATTATTAAAAGAGTATTACAAAAAAAATAAACCTTATTTAGAAGGTGAAGATATTGATCTTTTGCTAGAAGATTTTTCATTTGACGAAGATTTAGACGAAGCAAAAGACATACGCAAAAAGAAAATTGCGTTTAAAGAAGAAGTTGCAAAAGCTAAAGGCTTTTTAGAGGAAACAAAGAGTAAATATTACGACGAGATCAAGTTGAGACCGGGCGTTACTCAGGAACAACAAAAAGCTATGGATTTTTTCAACCGATATAACAAGCAACAAGAACAAGCTACGTTGCAACATGAGCAGTTTAAAGAAAATACTAAAAAATTATTTAATGACGATTTCGAAGGTTTCGATATTAAAGTTGGAGATAAAAGGTATAAGTATAATATTCAAAATGCTCAAAACGTTGCTGAAAACCAATCAAACATAACAAACCTTGTCGGAAAGTTTCTAGACAGCGAAGGTAATGTTAATGACACGAAAGGTTATCACAAAGCTATGTATGCTGCTGAAAATGTAGATAAGATTGCCGCACATTTTTACGAACAAGGTAAAGCCGATGCAGTTAAAGAAGTGGTTAATAAATCAAAGAACTTAACTGATACAAAAGCAAGATCTCAACAAGGTAATGTTTTTATAAACGGTCTTAAAGTAAAATCAATTAGTGGTGCTGATTCTACAAAATTAAAAATAAAAACAAGAAAATTTAACTAATTAAAAACTTAAAATTATGAGTTTATCTCCACAATTCGGAGGGTTAATCCCTTCACAAGTTCAGGAGGTATTGAACAGCAACTACCTACAATTTAACGGTGGTGGTGCCGCTGGTGATACAAACACCTTTGCACAACAATACTTACCTGAAGTATACGAACAAGAAGTAGAGCGTTATGGAAACAGAACGTTATCTGGTTTTTTACGTATGGTTGGCGCTGAAATGCCAATGACTTCTGATCAAGTGATTTGGTCTGAACAAAATAGATTACATATCGCTTACACTGGTGTTGGCGTAGCTGTCGGTCCTGCTGGTGGCGCGTTTACAGATACAGCTGTAACTTTACCAGCTGCACAAGCTAACGTTGTTTCTATTAATGATACAATTGTTATTTTAGATCCTGTAACTGGAGCTGAAGCAAAAGCTATTGTTACTGATTCTGGAGCTTACGCTGCATCTGGACTTGGTGCTCAAGTTCTTACTGTACAAACTTTTGATAATGTACAGCTTATTCCAGCTAATGGTTGGTCAGCTGCTTTAGATAAAAAGATATTTGTATACGGTTCTGATTACAGAAAAGGAACTGACACTGTTCAAGGTAGCGTTGCTGCTTTAAACCAAGGGCGTATAAGTGTTGATCCTCAGCTTACACAATACTCTAACTCACCAATCATATTAAGAAGCCAATACGTAGTATCTGGATCTGATATGGCACAAATTGGATGGGTTGAAGTTGCGACTGAAGACGGAACATCTGGATATTTATGGTACTTAAAAGCTGAGTCTGAAACAAGATTACGTTTTGAAGATTACTTAGAAATGAGTATGGTAGAAGCTGAATTTAACCAAGTTCCTGCTGCTGGTGCTAACCCAGGTATTCCAGCATCTCCAGGATCTGAAGGTTTATTTGCTGCTATCCAAGCTAGAGGTAACGTACAATCAGGATTTACAGCTGCTGCTGGTCTTGATGAGTTCGATGCTATTTTGAAAAACTTAGATACTCAAGGTGCTATTGAAGAAAACATGCTTTTCTTACAGAGACAAACTGCTCTTGATTTTGATGATATGCTAGCTAGCATCTCTGGTGGATACGCTGGAGGAACTGCTTTTGGTTTATTTGAAAACTCAGAAGAAATGGCTCTTAACCTTGGATTCTCAGGATTCAGAAGAGGTTCTTACGATTTTTACAAAACTGATTGGAAATACTTAAATGACGCTTCTACACGTGGTGCTATTAATGGTATTAATTCAATTGAAGGTGTATTAATCCCTGCAGGAACTTCTACAGTATATGATCAAATTCTAGGAACTAATATCCGTAGACCTTTCTTACACGTTCGTTATAGAGCTTCACAGGCTGATGACAGACGTATGAAGTCTTGGTTAACTGGTTCTGCTGGTGGTGCATTTACTTCAACTCTTGATGCTATGGAAGTAAACTTCCTATCAGAAAGATGTTTAGTAACTCAAGCTGCTAACAACTTTGTGTTATTCAAAGGAATCTAATCATTCACACAGGTAATGTTTACCCCTGATGTAATTTCAGGGGTAATTATTACTTTTATTAACTATTTAATTATATTATATTATGGCTAAAAAAGCTACAGCAGAAAAAACTGTTGAGGTTGCACCTCAAGAGGTAGCGGTAAAAACCGCACCAAAAAAACCAACAAAACCTAGTTGGGAAATTAAAGACAGAATCTATTATCTTAAAGGAAGCAAAACTCCTTTAACTTATACAATACCTGGTAGGCATACAAAAAAGCACGCGTTGCTTTATTTTGATAAAGTGTCAGGTAAGCAAAGAGAAATAAGATATGCAACAAACCAAGACTCACCACTTGTAGATGAACAAAATGGAGAGTGTACAATGGGGCATATTGTATTTAAAGATGGTAAAATGATAGTAGATGAATCTAAACAAAATTTACAAAAGCTATTATCTTTATATCACCCTTTAAAAGGTAAAGTTTATGAAGAATTTAGCGCTGTTGCAGTCGCTGAAGATGAATTAGACGTATTAGATCTTCAAATAGACGCTTTAAACGCTGCTAGAGAAATGGATGTAGATTTTGCAGAAGCAATATTAAGAGTTGAAATAGGCTCTAAAGTAAACAGTATGAGCTCTAAGGAACTACGAAGAGATCTAATGTTATTTGCTAGAAGCAACCCATCATTGTTTATAAGTCTAGCTAAAGATGAAAATGTACAGCTTAGAAACTTTGCTATAAGAGCAGTTGAAGCTAACATAATTAAATTATCTGGTGATCAAAGATCATTTACATGGGGATCAAACGGTAGAAAACTAATGAATGTACCTTTTGATGAAAACCCTTACTCTGCTTTTGCCGCTTGGTTAAAAACAGACGAAGGTGTGGAAGTTTATAGATCTATAGATAAAAAACTATAAAAACAAGTGATACTATATATAGGCGG